ATTAGATATGGGATTGAATGTTATACAGTTATTAAGGTACTAACGCATAACCTTTTTCCTATGGAAGTAACACACATGAGCAATCATGTGAAGTATTGTTTTCGTTGGCTAGAAAAGAATGAAGACAAATTTTTACAAGAACGTGATTTAGACAAAGCCAATGAAACATGGACTAAATTTTATTCTGAAGCTAAAGGCAGGTTCGTCACAGATAAGGTAACTATAGAAGACATAATGATTGATAAACAGTTTGATGAGTTGCATGACGAAGATTGATTTAACAAAACCACATCTTTGCCATATATGCCAAGAAGAAGGTAAGTTTTTTTATAAAAAATGGTGGTGTGGACATGACAAACATTTAAAAGGAGTTTGCAGCAATGACAAAAGGGAAAAAGGTACTGGAAAAAAATCAGGAGGAGTGGAAGGAACATAAATTTAAATACGAGGGGTACGGATTTATGGTACTTTATAACAAAGAACAGTTCCAAATCATTCACGACCAAAGCGGCAGGGTTATCACTAAAGGAGATTTCTAATGACCACTAAATCAAACTTCCATTGGTATGTTTACAATGATGGAACAAAGGCGCAGATGTACGAGTTGTTGCCAGTGGTTATGGAGCTATTTGAAAATGGCAGAAGGTTAAAGATTGAAGAAATTGCTAATGAAATGAATATGTGTGAAGCTACAGTTGTCAGTGTTGTAAGGAAGTTGTGTGCCGAAGAGAGGCTAGGCAGACAACAGACTAACCGACATACCATTTACTTTAAAAAATCATCTTGTTTGTTAGCTGAAATGTTATATCCAAAATCCATTATTGATAAGTTTAAAGTCGTAGGGCGTAAAACTTTCAAGGCTGACGATAGTCCTGTCATAAGCTACCCACAGTCTACACCGCACCAATATTCACAAATCTCAACTGTGTACGATGGCGGTGAATGAGGATTAGCCGACTTACAGCTATTATTGAGGACTGGGTACGCTGGCATAAGGTAGACAATCACAAGCTAGGATACCCAAGCAAAGTGTCATATATGTCAGTTGGGAGCTATTCTGCACATGCCTTTGATGACATGCTAGACGTAGCTGACAATAAGAATGTGAAAACAATAGACGCTATTATTCATTCATTACCACTGGAACAGAGGCAAGCAATTTATGCTAGATATTTGGGCGACAAAAAGCCACTATACTATGAACTGAAATTAGGGTTAGCTATGGACAACTTATTAACCATAGCGGGGAGAAGGATAGATGCTTAACGGAATGAAAAACGCAGTAGCAGAACATACAGATTTTGGCTTCCTGTATAGAATTATTCCAGAGAACCCTAAAGCTCAACCCAGTAATGTAGATATGATGTTTCAAAGAAAGAGTAAAGTTTTGGTGGGTGAATGGAAAAGACCTAATGAAAAAATGAGTATGGGTCAGGAAATATTATTAAACTCGTTATCAAAACAAAAGAACTTTATTGTTATTCTAATAGAAGGCCATTCAGTTGAAGGTGATACCAGTGTAGGTAAGGTTTACAAGTTAAGCAATGGAAAATATACGGAAGTTGCTAATGGCGTAGAAGGATTGAAAAGACTGTTGATTAAGTTTTATCGGTGGGCGGATAAGAATGGATAAAGAAATAAGGAAAATAACGCTGCCAGACGGCTCTGTAACGGATAATTATAGTGCGGAGTACATGAGGTACTGCGAAGCCAAAACTATCGCAAGGTGGAGCTTACAACAACGCAGGACATGGTTTAATGAGCTAAAAGACGAAACTAGAATCAATGATTTAAAGAAATGGCTAACACTCATCTGGAAAGACAAGAATTAGTCATCCACTTCCGGTATATTCATGTGAATTGAATCTATGGTCAGCTCGATGCTAGTTCCGTCATCTAAAGAGATAATAATTTCAGAGTCATCGTAAGCAATCTCAACATTGTCTATGACCTTGTCTATCATGTGTAGTGCAATTAATTGTATGTCCACTGGTATTCTCTTTATATGGGTGTAGCCGAGTTTGATTTGATTGTTTCTATTGCCTTGCTTCCTTTGCTCCACTTTCCGCACGACTGGCACTGGAATCTCTGAAATACTTTTGATAGCGATAACTGCACCCCTCTCTTCTGTAAATGGTGGCTAGAGCAATTTGGGCATACCATTTCTTTGGTTTCTAGGTTGTGGTTAGGATGTATTTGTATCCAACCTCGTAACTTCTTGTAAACTTCTTCTGTTAATTTTACATCATTAATATTGTACTTCTTCATCAACTTCCATGATTTAGGGTCTTTCGCCATACAGTTAATCCATAGTGGCATACCTTCATGGGAAGTCTTTTGTCCAATACCTAATAGTTGAGCAATGTAGTCTAATTTGTTACTAGCAAATTTAAACTTACCTCTGGCGGTATTAATTAAATCTATGTCTTTGTAAGGACTAGGTGGTGGCAGTCTATGAATTAAGAACTCACGATTAAGCGTTGGCATATCAAATCTTTTGCCGTTGTACGTAATAATGGCATCAGCCTCATCTACTAACTTATGTATTTCCTTTATCATCTTCACTGGAGTTGCGTCATAAATACTAGAGAAATGTACTTTTTTATCATCCAACCATTTAGCGGCCCAACATAGAACAGTCGAACTTTCTATTAATTGACTGATGCTAATGTTCTGTTGGAATAGTCCAAAATGGAATCCTTTGTGTGGTGATGTTTCCAAATCTAAAATAAGTATTTTCATAATTAAGCTACCTCGTTAATATCTTAATTTGAGTATAGCACTGTTCCTGTCTTGTTAATAGCTAACGCTTGCCGTCTAGGCGTTTCTTCATCTTCACAAAAAGAGATGTGAACCCATCTATCATACTCCAGAATAACTTGGTCGTAAGGAATATTGGAATCAACAATAGCAGATACAATGTCATTAGGAGTGCCATAACCCCTTGACGTAAAGTCACAAGCCAAGCCACGCACATGACTAGACGTTTCTCTAGAGCCGAGAAGTGTATTAAGCTCAAGGCAACGATAACCGCTAGAAACATATATAATATTATTACCAAGATGTTCACGCACGTCCTCCATAAAATTTGCTGTTAATAAAAGATTGTCTTTCTGCTTTTCGTCTGGAGTATTATCTATACCATGCCTTATTGCTGTTTCGCTAAAAGTTAGTTCGTCAATACTAAAGTGCGGACTTGCCATTATCATTTAGTCAGACCCTTCATCTTCTCGAATGTTCTCATAGAGCCAAGACCTAATAGTCCCATAAGGACAGTCATTAAACTACCCATATCAAACACAGGCAATGGAGGTATGGTTGCACCAGCCCATGCTGCGAAGAACGTAATTAGTGGAACGCCAACAAAGTGCCAAGCCATAGCAACGCCACATACCCATCCTATAAATGGTCGCCATCCTGCTACCCATACGGTTCTATGTGTTGCTTCAATCTTGTTAGTTTCTGCTTGAGCTAGGTTGAGTTGTGTTGCATTGGCAATAAGCTCTGCCTCTATAGCTTGTTTAGCTTTATTTGCACCATTCTTGTCTGGGATGACTCTATCAATCACAGTGGAGATTAGTGGTAATAGTATGTTTAGCATTTAGTGAGTCCATCCGTATAATATACAAGCAATAATTGGGGTGAGAGGTAGTACAGCGATTAGCGTTAAAAGCGTTACCACTGGCTTGGCGCATAGTTTAGTTAAGTAGTACATAGCAGTAGCTCCATAACAACACTACTGCAAAACAGGCAATAAGAACATGCTCTTTCATTGTACCCATCCTTTAATTAATACAGATACTATGCCTCCGATAAATGATGCGATTGCCATACCCATCCAGAAGCCACCTTTACCTTGATTAGCTAGAGCTAGGATTGCCTTCATATCTTTTTGTAACTCATCTTGTGTGTGTTGTAGGTGGTTGATTTGTTCTTTCATCTTACCAAATTCTACTGGGTTAATATCGGTCATGTTATCCTTTTCGGTGCATTATATAAATTGATTGGTGGTAGTGTGAATTCTGGCCACATTAATTGCCCTATTCTTGAGTTGTTAAAAGACCTGATGCTCCAGCTCCAGCGTATTTTTGTACAAAATCTCTTACGCCCTGTCTTGTGCCACCAGATTGAATGTATTTGTTAAACAAATTTTGACCTGTTTTAGTATATAACATTGTTGTAAGACCAGGTATAAGCAACATTGATGGAGTAACAAAACCTGCTATTGCACTACCCCCTAGCAAACCTGATGCTGCTACTAAATTTCCAGAAGTACCAGAGTCGGGAATTTTACTTCCTAGTATTTGACCTTGTTCTGCTACATCTTGCGATAACGCATTACCTGCGGCAACAGCTCTTTTTCTTGCTGACCTATCACTTTGTCTTACAGCCTGACCAAATTGTTTTGGAGTAAAAGCTTCTGCACCATTAAGTTTTGCAGCAGCTCCTTCCGCTCGTATAAGTTTAGCGTAAGCTGTGTTTATTTTTTAAGTTGCCCAGCATATTTAGGGTTTTGTCTTTCCATACTATTCATCATTCCATCTAAAATATCTTCTAATGCCTCTCCCATAAACTTGTCATCAGAATTTGTGGAAGTAGAATATTTAGCAATTTTTCTTCCCAAATCAGACTGTATCCCCTTTAATGTTTGCCCAGACTTGCTTACATTTAATTGTTGCCCTATTCTACTTAACTCATTAGATAGTTTTTTTTGCACAGGCTCTGTTAAGTCTTGACTAGCTTTTGTTAAAATTTCTGTCATTTCGTCTTTAAAAGGCTTGTCCATTTTAAGGCTAATATTAGGAAGTAAGTCATCATAAGCGGTAGACAATGTTTTTTGTGCTGTTCTTACGTTGCTTGTAATGTCATCACTAACAGCAGACATTTTTCCACCTATTGGTTTAATGACATCATCAATAATTGATTGATTCCAACGCTTAATGTTTTCTGTTCGCCTAGTATTAATAAATGGTAATGTTGAGCCAAGCTTTTGCTCTAATGTGTCGGTTACACCACCAAAAGCTTGACCTGGAGTAAGGTTAATTCCTTTTCTTTGTAATTCGTTTGCTCCTTGTTGTAATTTAGGAGCAACTGCAGCACCTAACCTAGACAAAGTTCCTCCAATCAACCCTCCTACAGCACCTTGAGTTAATGCATCGCTAGTAACGTCAGACATTTCATCTGCACTACCCAGTCCATACAAAGCACCATATCCAGCACCTTGAGCTGAACCAAGAGCAGTTTTGCCTAATGTTGATGCTGCTTTTGCTGTTCCCAACACAGGGGTTGTTATCCCGCCAAGCACTTCTAACGCCATTGCAGTTTTAGGGTTTTGTCTAACAAACTCTTTATTTTGTGCTCTTAGCTTATCACGTTCTTGTTTATACCCAGACGTACTATAATCATTAGCCTGTGTGTCTGTTCTTAATGCACCAGCAAGACCCATGCTGTTTTCAGGGCTTTGTGCAAATCCAGCTGCAAGACCAAATTGACTAATTGCTTTGTCTTTTGCTAAAGTCTTTACTGCAGCCTCTATTTCATCTGCACTTTGAAATGTAGCCCCTTGAGAAAACTGTCTTACACCCTCTACAACATTGTTTATTTCAGGTCTGCTTTGTTGACCGTCTTTATACATCCTAGCAAGTTTTTTAGCATCTTCTACATTACCAGCAGCATCTGCTTTTTTTAGTGCTTGTAGTATTTGTTCTTGAGTTGCCATATTATCCCTATAGTATATATTTATTAACTAATTCTTCATCTGCACTATTTGTATTTGCTTTGCCAAAATCATCTAGTTGAATAGGTTTGTAGTCATAAGTTCCATAATCACTAGCATAGCCTTCGTACAACGACTGCTCTTCTCTCTCAAGGATATCATCTAGCTCAAGTAGAACTTTCTCAATTTGCTCAGGACTTTGTGCATTGTTCAAGCTGACTCGCATGTTTTCTAGCCTTTCACCTTCCTTCTCTGACAAAGCACCAAAACCACCACCGGCTTTTTTAATGCCAAGATAGTTATTTAAGAATTCTTTTTGTTTTATGGTTTCAAGTAAAGCCTCTGCATCTGCCGCTTTAGAGCCAGGGAAGCTTTTAAATTGACCAACAACCCCAGTAATGCGGTATAGTGCACCACTATTAACCACGTCACGTATTTTTTTTCTTTCTTGTCTAAGGCTGTCTGCTCCCTGTCTTAAAGTATAGGTTCTATCATTACGTTCATCTTCTAATTTTAATATTGTTTTGCCAGGCACGCCAGGTTTATAAATTCTAGGAATTGCTTTCTGTCCAGAATACGGTAGCGTAATTTCAGAAGCATTATTACCCTTTTCAATATTTTGCTTAACGGTCTTATCCATACCTTGAGCAGGTAAAGAATCTCCAACACCATACTCATACTTCATTTTTGCTTTTATTTCTTCAATTTGCATTTTATCTTTGTCTGTTTTACCGTCTAACACATTAGGGTTGCCATACATAGGGTCACTTGGGTCGGTATATCGTTGGTAGCTTTCGCCAGAAACTTTACTTGAATCTACCTTTGCTAGATTTAAACCTGGTCCAGCATTAGCCTCTTTATTAAGCTTTGCAATTTCTGCTTGTGTTTTTAAATTTTGAAGAGTTTTTGTTGCATATGGATTGTCTGGGTGTTGAAGAACAAATTGGGATAATTTTTGTATATCTAAAGTTTGTTCTCCTCCAGTTTCAGTTATAGGTCTTGTTGTAAAATTAGGAGCTATGGGCGTTTGTGCTCCCTGTATGTTTGTTTGTGTAATTGGCTCGTATGGTAATTGTGTTTTAGTCGCCCCTGTTGTTGCGTATAAACCGTTTTTAGCAAAGTCATCAAAGCTTGTCCTTTGCCCTTCTATTCTTTTTTGTTCAACTTGAGCTCTTTGCATTTCTGTTAATTTCTGATTCATTGCTGCATCTTTACCCATTTGGTCATAAGGGTTTTGAGCTGCTTGTACACCAGCTAATCCAGCTTTTGCTAAATAAGGAAATATACTTCCGTAGCCTTGATTTTTAGGTTGAGCTGCATAAGAAAGACCTGCACCAAGCAATCCTTGAAATATAGATTGTTTGTTAGCTTTTGCTAACATATCTGTATAGTCAGTATCGCCTAATAATCCCATGTCATACATCTTCTTCATGTTTGCATTAGGTGATGCTCCAAACATATTCGTATTTTTTGGTACTAAATCTTTTAAGTAATCTAGTGGGTTAAATGCCATAATTTTTCCTTATAATAAACCTAACATTGCTAATTGTTCTGGAGTTAATTTGTTTCGTGTCATTGTAGAGCCACTTGGTTCTACAACAGGTATATCTAATAACCCTTCTGAAGGATTTTGATATTTTGACTGTAGCATTTCACCATTAGTTACTCTTTGCATAGCTGGGTTTGATTGCCCTAATGCTTGATACCCCATTGCTCCTGCATTTAATTTGTCTGAAAAAGACATACCATCTAAACCTTCAGCTACATAATCATATGCTTTGCCAGCGTATTCTTTGCCTGTATCAAATACA